GGGAAACCACTAGATGAAGCAAAAACATACTTGTCATCATAGTAAACACCATCTACACCATGGGTTCTATTTGCCACATATGCAACATTAGATGTCTGTTGAACTAAGTTATCGTCGTAGTTCTCTATGAAGGTATACTTAGGTTGTAGAGTTAATTGGGCTAGAATTTGCTCTCTATAATCAACATCACCAGGTAAATCACTAAAGGTAACCTCGTCACTAGGGGAATGTAATAGACCTGGGTCTACAATATCAACAGATTTTACGAGACCTAACGGCCAAGAACGACTGACATATTCTACTCCATCTTTATCAGTAACTCTAGTCTCGATGTAATAAGGACCATAGACATAACTGGACTTTTCATGTCTAGCAGTGACTCCAATATACCCTCTCTGACAATTTAAGAACTGATTTGGTGTTTTATCAGTGTAGTAGATTCCTTCATTATCAATGAAGATAACACCTCTATTGGGAAAACCCAGTGTGGACTCTACAGTGATTGTAGTCGTATCTCTTCTAATATCAATAGAATCAGCACCGATGAATAGATTACGAGTAAGTTTTGTTCTTGGGTTGGGTATAATGTTTCCTTCGTAGTAGTCATCATTGATGACCATCTCATACTGTGTCTCTTCACCAAACTGATATGATGTTGCGTATTCGTTGTATGTTTTTGCAAATACGTCTTCTGGTTGGTAGGTTAGTTGATTACCATCACCATCCACCACAGTTGCACTATATGACTTGAAGAATATCTCAGAACCAATAGTTTTATCAGGTAGAACATAGTTTTCCTCTGGGTCACATAGAACTTCAGGGATAGGTACAGTTCTGAGAATTGTTTCCTTGACCCAAGTAGATTCTGATGGTTTCAGCATTCTATCACCAGGATAGAATACATCTACATCATTCTCGTTGAATAGAATCTTAAATAGAGCCTTGATACCTAACTTAGAACCTTTGGACCGGAAGAAATCCTTGATGTTCTTGAGGAGTGATGCTCTGTTGACTTCTGGTACTACTCTGGTGGAATCGATATTATGAGCATACTGTCTATGAATCTGGTCTAAAATTGCAGTTAAAGCAAGAACAGATAAGTTATAAACAACAGAACCATGATAGTGTTCTGATGGTGTTGTCTTGTTTAAGTAAGTTCCTTCTTCTCTAAAAGTAGGTAAGACAGTTGTTGCAGACGAACCTCTTCTTAAATCATATAGGATATTACCTTCTCTATAACGATAGAGGATAACCTCCTCATCAATAAGAATTACCCCATTCTCTTCAGGGAAACCATATGCATTTACTAATTCTAACTTTTCTGTTTCGTCAGCACTAAGAGAAAGGATGTCGTTGTAGTCCGTACCTTGAGAGATAATTCTTGCCAGTTTACCCTGGGGTCTTGCATAAATGATAGAACCATCATCAAGGAAGATAGGTTTCTTTGTCTCCTGAAGTTGTTCTAAATCATCTTCAGTCTTAAGATAGTTGTAAGGTACAATAGGATTCTTATAGAGGTTAAAATCCTTGTATGTGAGTAAGTTTTGTAATAAGTCTTGGCTGAATCCAAGTCTCTCCTGGGGTTCCCCAGAAGTCGTCATAAAAGTAACAAAGTTTCTATGAGTCTCTTGACTGAATGAATCCGGAGTATTACCTTGGATTACTACATCCGGACTACGAATCCATAGAGGTAGTGTAGAATCTACTTGTGATGAAGGAGTTACAATTTCAGGTCTTCTCATCAGCTTCCACCAATCTTGGTATCGGGTGTTGCAGCAATAGTGGACATAGACACATCCATTTGTAAGAACACACTCTCTTCTACAAAGATATCTAGATTCTTGGGTACTGCCCTAATCTGAATGAAGTTACCAGTTTCTACTGTCTGTACAAACTTAATACCATTATCAAATCTAAGTCCAATCTCAACTTCACCACGGAAACTCATCATACCGAATGGTGTTGCGTCTTCGTCATCAGATAGGACATCCTTAACAATTAACTCATCAAATTTGTTCCTGTAGAAACTAACTCGTTTCTTTTCACCAAATTCATTGAAGTAGAAACAATACAAGTCAGAGATGATTCTTTCGTCATCATCTACTACCTGTGTCCTGATTGTATTGGGGTCATTCTCAAAGTAGAATGTTCTCTCATCCAACTGACCTTCTAACTCTAAAAAGAAACCAGTCGAGTAAACGACACTTCTGTCTCGGTCAATATCAATTTCTTGTTTGAAACTAGTCTGATATGTTGCGAATGTATTAGGGACGATGGATACATCCTTTCTCATTGTCAATGTTGTATTGTTACGAGTAATTGCAACATCAGCATCATCAACAACACTAACGATACGTGAATATCTTAGTGCTCCACCAAACTTAGGTATAGCAGTGGATTCAACATATCTATTCAAAGCATCAATAACAGTAGCCCTAATTGCTTGATTGTCTTTGATTGATTTCTTCTCATCATAATAAACAGCAGTATCAATTTCCACAAATAGTAAGTCTGGGTCAATTAGGTTGATATCCAGTGAAGCAACACGATATGGTTCTAATGACTTCTTGATATATGCTTTAGATGAATTGGATAAACTATTTCCTGTTGTTGGTTTGATTGCAACATATACCCTACCAAACTCAGGTACTTCTAGTGTCTCACCACCATATACGTAAATATCTTGTACTGGAGGGAAGATTTTACGAATCAACACATCATAGTCTTCTGCGATGACACATCTGTTTTGTGCAGCATGTAACCTAGGGCCCCTGTACTTAATTGATGCAATTGACTCAATATCAGCACCACCAAAAGATGTGGCAGCCGATTCTACAGTAATATTCTCTACAACACGAATACCATAACTATCAATCAACTTACCAACAAAGTTATAGTTTGTATATGATTGAATTCCATTTGCAAGTCCACCAGAACTAATCACATAAGTAACGAAGATTTTGGCCCCATCTACTGGTTTATATCCAAACAACCCATCACCAAATATAAGTTCATAGTACCCGTTGGCTGTCTCTTCAATCCAGTACTTTCTAGACTCTTCTGTTAACTCAACTAAGTTATCTGCTTGTGTATAGTATGTTCTGACATCTTCATTGGGATTCTCTTGTACTTCTACTCTAAGAGATGTCGTATCTACATTTTTGTTCCTGATGACAAATCTTTGTTCGTATTTGGATGAGTCTACGAGATAGTTATCATTTAGATAGACTCCTTCGTAAACTTCAATATCTTTGAACTCCACAATACCGTCATTACGAACTGGTGCAACTTGTGGGTCAATTACATTGAAAATAAAGTTATTCTTCTTAGTATTGGTTGCAAAACTAATACCAGGTTCAAGTGTTACTGTATTTGGTAACCCTGAAGGATATACACTTAGTGGTAATTCTACTTTGAAGTCAATTACTGACTTACTACATCTTGCAGACACTGGATTGTATCCAATGTTCTTTGCTTGTGATACTACGTTTTTTCGTATTACTGCCGATTCTAATGAAGACTCATTTGCCACCATGTTGGCAACATACGCATTCAATTGTTGTTGATATGCTAAGACATCAAGAATGACTTGAATATTACTACCTTCAAAGTTCAATCCAGGGAACTTGGCAGTTGATTCCAAATATTCAATTAGGGCCGTCTTGATTTCTATAAAGTCGGCGTTTGTAAGTTCTATCGGTCCCGCCAAGGTCTCTACCTATACTTTGAAAGTATTTATCGGGTTGGTGTGAGGATATCTGTGAAAATAAGTACCTCTTCAAATCCTATGATTCTATATTTGACTTGAATTCGAAATTCGTTTTGTTCTGGTTTGGGTTCCACCTCAACATCTAATAATTGAACCCTAGGTTCATTATATTGAATACTACGTTTAATTTCTTCTTCTAATGACACTGCGGTAGAGGAGTCCACCATGTCAAACATCATTTGTAGAATTTGAGAACCAAAATCATATAAGAATGGTTTTTCTGCAACACCAATCATAATACAATTTTTTAGAGATGCATTAATTGCTCTTTTATCTCTTAATACAGTAATATCTCCCGTCAAAGGATGAGGGGAGAATGCTAGTGAAATATCAACAAATTGTCTTAATGGTTTCTTGATTTCAATCGTCATTCTTGAACCAATCTTCGTGAAACTTATTCTTTAGTTCTCTTCTCTTAGATTCCTCTAGATACCTGTCAGCTGCTGGATTTGTGATTAGGACACGAGTTCCAAAATCTTTCTCCATAATCTCCTGAATGAAATCTGGATTAGGATTGTTAGACATAAAAAAGAGGGGTGATTATCCCCTCTATTTATTTACTTACCTTGACCGCGATATGCTTTACGTCTTGGGCGACTGCCACGTGGACAATATTTGGTTCGTGCGGAACATCCTTGGAATGTTTTCTTCTTATGTGGTACTACTTTCTCTTCGCCTGTCTTTGAAAAGATTCTTGCCATTACTTAGTTTCTTCCTCAGTGGTGATGGTGATTTCATCAGCCTTTGCAGCTGACTTACGACGTGGGGCTCGAGCCTCTGGTTTCTTGAATTCTTTACCTGATGCCTTTAGGGCAATGTTTTCAATCTTGTTCTCTAGTTTTTCAACCTTAGAGTTCAGATTTCCAATTGTTTCTCGTTGTTGTAGAATGGTGTTTTCTGCAACTACAAGACGTTTGGCAATTGCCATTACACGTTCTGCAATGGCCTCAATTGGTTCTTTGACAGCTTGAGTCTGGAACATGGTTCCAGATGCTTGCTTATTTACATACTGTCTTGGCATGATGTCTCCATGATTTTAATTTTAGCTTCAAGTTCCTCTACTTTATTGTAAAGTTCATTAAATGCGTCAACTATATTTATGTACTCATCCCTATTGGGGGGACGGTACATTAGTTTAGGAGGCTTTTCCAAAATATTCAGATGGTAGTGGACATTCTCCGTTCCAGATAGGGGGAATCATAATATCCCGGCCAGCCTGAGGACCAAAACGAAGCCAGAGGTTTCGAAAATCCTCTCGCTTACCCTCTTTGACTGGAAAGTGTTGGATGTTATCTACATCCAACAGCATTACTTCCGCCTTTACTTGTTCAACAGTGATACTCATGTATGTCGGTTGAGGACTTTGTCATTATATAGTGAGTTTAATCTCATGTCAACCACATCATCACTTGGTGTTCTTGTTGTAGGTGCTAATCATTTTTCTAGAACGGTCATAACCTTTCTGTCTTTCTTGTTGTGTATGACCTGGACCTTGAAGACTAACAGCTGTAGCAGCTTTGGCTGCTTTGTTAAAAACTTTATCTGCAGGAAATTTCTTTTTAGACTCATGAAGTTGATTGACAATATCATCTCTCCAGCCTTCTGACATGTTATTCAACACAACCTCTGCAGAGACCCAGTTATTGGCAAATCCATTCTCCATGAGGTAATCCATGATTTGTTCTTCAATTGTCATGGCCTCCTTCATTTCCTTCTTCTTAGCCCTCTTCTTATTGCAGTCGTCACAGTCACAGGTGGGACTACAAGACTCTTTCATCTCCTTCTTGTCCTTATCCTTACCCATCGCCTTTCCGATGGCTTTACGACGATTGTGGAGGTAGCTGTCGGACTTATCAACATCACCATCGTTATCGATATCAGCGTCTTCTTTGCCGACTTTATCTAATTTCTTCTTCTGTTCCATGAAATACATCTCTTCTTTGAGACGTAGTTCATCGATATGTGCAAATCTGTTGTGTGAGAAAGGACCGTTTGATAGTAAAGACATTGTAGGAGGCAGGACTTTACTGGTATTTATAAAGAAAAAGGACTCCTGTACTTGACAGAAGTCCGAATCGTGAGTATGATGTATAGTGTCATTTAAAAGTGCAGTGTTATGATTATGGTGTGATTTTACCCTTTTGAGGTTAAGGGT